AAAATATATCATTGTGCATTGCTATACATTTAGATCTTCTATTCCTGCGAAAGACAAGCATTGGTTCACGTTTAGATTCAATTGCATCATTAAGACATTGTTCCCAAAACTCATGGAATTGACAAAGTTGTTGAGAAGAATCAATCATATCCAATAATGACCAATGAGTTAAGGTTGTCTTGGTTTTAGTTTTGTCTTTGGTTTTCTTTGCATATCCGGTTTTGCATTCAATAGAAAAAACATCAAACCAAAACTTTGTTTCTGGAATAGTATAGGTTATATCTCCCCATTGATCCATGCGTGTCAGCATATTTGCTTTTGCTTTGCATGTTACACGTCCACCTGATCCCTCTGTTCGCCATACACCATCATCTGTTTTCATATGAGTAAGGTAAAGAGAAAATTCTTTTGATACCTCACCTTCAAAGTTTCCTCCTTTAGCCAATTTTTATTTCCCCCTTATTATTTCTTACTAATTTACTACGTTTATAGATTTCCCATTTGAGATCCATTCTAAATGAAAACAACCAATCTTCTGCTTCTGTAACAGAGTTGAATTGAATTGTGATAAGGTCAGATTTTGTTGCTTTGATATAAGCCATGTAATTATCACGTTTTAATATGCTTAATCTTGGTACGGTTTCAATTGCTTTTTTACAATCATAGATAACTGCAATGGTTGAATCAGGATAGAATTTATCAATATAGAACCGCAACAGATCTGTTTGTTTCAGGAACGTAAACTCTTTGTAAGTTTTTAAAAGCCCTTTTAAGTTTTCTTCCATTTGTCCTCACAAAAAAATTTTAAAATTTGAATTCAAATCATTCAAGTTAGTTTATTTTATCCATCCCCATTTTGAAGGTCTATTGATTTCAGCTTTTTTAAGCAATATATCCCAATGATGTTGTAATAAAAGCTTTATTGAATTAGCCACAACAGGTTCATCAGCACATAATTGAATTAATTCACTTCTGTACATTTTTTTACTTTCAAAAGTTAAATAACTACCAGATATTTCAAGTGCTTTGTTATCCCATAGGAAATTTACAGCAGAAGTGTAATTATCAATTCCCCAACCATGTAATATGTCAAAATTAACATCATTATATCTACTACCAGTTTTGTTTTTCTTAATTCGGACTCCAACTTCAATTCCCTGGTTTATTTTTTCATCAGTCTGGATCTTACCTATTTCTCTTAATTGAAATATATGTGTAGAATAATGGTCAAGTGCTTTTCCTCCAGCCCTTGTGTTAGGATCACCAAAGGAAAGACCAATTTTTTTCCTGATTTGAGATAAAATTATTAATAAGACATTTGAATTATGAATGCCCTCAATACAGTTACGGAATAATTGAGATAGTACTCTTGCTTTACCTCCACCCATATCCTGTTTTTCAATTCCCTTTTTTTCTATATGTTTGATTTCTCTGGCATCACGTAAAGAATCTAATGAATCGATTATATAAATGACAACATCATAATCATTATCATTTTTACTGATCCAATCCAGGTTATTATAAAGATCCTCTACTGTTCTGGATCTTTGAAATATTTTTTCGCCTTTCTTACGCTTGTAGCTTGTTAGATCTTCACGTAATCCGATTATCTCTGTTAAAGGCATTTTGAATTGGCTTGCTAATCTATGATCAAATGCGTGTTCCGGTTCATCATAATACATTTTAATTTTTTTCTTTTTTCTTAGATGTTCATGATACCAAACTGAATTGATTGCTTCACAGGCCAGGAGTGTTTTGCCTGTTGAATAGTCACCAACTGGATTGATTACCCGACTAACTGGATAGCCTTGGTCTACTTTATTGGTAAGAGCCAAATTTAACATCCAAGAACCGGAATCAATGAAATATAATGGTTTTTTTAGTATTACAGGAAGGGTTTCAGTAGTTTTCAATCTATCCCGTAAAGATGGCTTATTAGATTTTAAGTTAATTCTTTTCATTTGTATTCATTTCCTTAAAAATAAGTAAAATTTTTTAGGGGAGCAATTAAGCCCCCCTAAGATTATAGTTTATAATTGAATGTCTGATTCAGATACCATTTTGGTATATACATCTTCAACAATAGCTTCAATAGCTTCAGATTGATCCATACCGATAGCTTCCTCATAGTTATTTTCACGACACCATTTATTAAATCCAAGTGATTTTAATTCAGCTAATTCTTTTGACAATTCCTCACAATATTCAATAACTTCTTTTTCAATAGCTTCTTTGGATTGAGTACCATGTGTGGGTTCTTGTTCTTTTTGCTGACGTGGAAAACGGGTTTGCTTGGCAGATTCTCCATTGCTTTCTTCTTGTTGTTCTCCATCATCTTCTTCTGTTATCATAGATTCTTTAATCTCATCATATTCTGGAATATGAAAGAACATATCAAGGCTATATTTTTTGTAACCACGTTCATCTGCGGTAACAATGATTGCTTCTAATTGTTCAAGGATTTCTTCAGGAATTGGTTCTTGTCTTTGATGGAGTTCAAAACCACTGTAATCAGGAAAGTCACCCTGTCTTTCAATTGTCAATCCAATTGTACGTCCTTCACTGGTTGTAACATCTGAAATATCTAAGGTAGTTCTTTTGAGTTTATCCCTTGTTAGGTTTTGAATTTTTGAATGGACTTTCTTTTTGGGAGCATTCCATATTTGGAGGTGAAAATCGGGGGATTCTTCTTCAAGCAATTCTTTTGTCCGTTCCCAAAGCAGGTAAACAATTCGATCTGATGGATATAAACGTTTGATTTCATCAGTAACTGATTTGTTAACCCTGAACAGTCTTTGTTGTACTTCACAACGATAGCATTTCTGGCCCAGGAATCGATGAGGACAAATGAATTGATCTTGAGAAAACCCTACTGAGAAATGGACACACGTTTCTCTGAAATAGGGTACATTTGGGTCAAAACTAATTGGAAGGATCTCAATAAAACGATCTCCAGCAGTAGGTTGGAATTCAGTAATACTAAATTCTTCTAATACCTCTTTTTCAAATATCTGTTTTCCCATACCACCTGCTTTAGATCTATCTTCTCTGGATTCATAAGTTTTATCCAGAACGGATTGAGAACGTCTTTGAAATTTGGAAGCTAATCCTTCTCCAGATTCCTCTTGTTTTTTAAAACCTCCAAATTTCTTTGCTGGTGTGATTAATTTTTTCTTGTTTAAGCGATCTGATAATAAAGACATAATTTTTCTCCTTCAGTTAGAATGGTTAATAAGTTTCTGCTTCGTCCAATTGAATTCGTTTTGGTTTTTTGTGATATACTGATGGTTCTGAATAATAGTTATTAAGCCACAATTCTACTTCAATCTTAATCATAAATCCTTTATTGGTTAATGCCTGAACTGCACTCTTGGCATCTTCAAACTTACGGTCAGCTTCTATCCACTTTTTAAATTGCTCCTCATATTTTGGATCTCCTTTAATCAGACGCAATAAAATGGCATCAGTATCCTTAATAATGCCATAGTCTTTTTTATAGCGTCTATATTCCTCTGTCAATTCACCTTCAAGGACTTCTAATCTACGTTTTTCATCAAGAGCCAAACCTTTAAATCGGGATGCGAGTTTACCGTATTTACGGATTAGTCTGGATTGACGTTCTGCTTCAACTTCAAGATTAAATCGATCAAGACTAAATTCACTATCGAAAGCCATTAAAGACTCCTTTTATTTATTATGGGTTTAAGTAGTGGTCGAATTATCCAATTTTTTGTTTTTTGTTTATTATTAATTGCTCTCCCAACTGTTCTTTCTGACATATCAATTTTTTCTGCTAATTCTTTTTTAGTTTCTCCGTAAACTTCTTTTTTTGATTTACGATTAGTTGCTTTGCATGGAATAACATTTCTTTTGTTTTTATTTTGTAATTTATGTGAAACAAAAATACAGTTTTTATAATAATAGCCTTTGTTATTATTAATTCGTTCAATTGAAAATTGTTCTCCTTTATATTTTTTCTTAGCAATTAAATATTTCTTTCTCATTTGAAATCTAAATATTAGAAAATCTTCTGACCATTCTTTACAAACTGTAATTCCCCTACCTCCATAGTATTTATAAGCTCTATCATTTAAATTAGTACATCTCCTTATCATATCATACCAAGTATTATATAATTTAGTTCTGGAATATCCATGTTTAAAATTTCTACATGGCATTGTCTAACCTCTTTTTTGGTTTAAAAATTGCTGTTTTTTCTGCTTCAAGCCAAATAAAATCATAATTGGTAGTTTTTGAATAATCTATATCATTAAAATTTAAAAATGTTATAGCTGAAAATGCAAAACTCCCTGCTCTTTTTTGAATCTTAACCAATCCGCTTTCTTTATCATTGTTAGTGAATTTAACTGCTACTCTATCTTTTTTATTTTCAGAAATATAAAGAATGACGAATTCAAAAACATTTAAGCTATATTTACCTATAGCACCAGAATTAAATCCTATTTGTCCACTTTTTCTAACTACAGCTTTTGGATTAGTAGATCTGCCTTTGTAGACAAACTTTTTGAATCCGTCTAAAGTATGCATTTTCATTTTCCTTTAGAAAGTTAGCTTGCGTTTAAAGGTCTCAACTGAGTTATCCAATTGAGTTTTAATATCACTTATTTCAGTTGAAATTAGCTTTGCCAAAGCTTTATCATCTCTTAGGTCTTTGGGTTCTACATCAATAAGCAGTTCCTTTGCTTGAGTTACCAGGGTATTTAATTCACTATCTTTAAATACGTTTTTGTATTGGAAGGTTTCAAAGAACTTCATTACCTTTTCAATTGCTTCAGGTCGGAGTCGTTTACTTTTACCTTGAGCTTTGCCATTCATTGTTTCAGCTAAATGAGTGACAATATCACCAAACCCTTCACGTAATGCCAGGATAGTTTCAGTTCTGGTTTGTTTGAATAGATCCTGAATTCGTTTGGTTTCCTCTTTATAAATGGCATCAGTAGCACCAGAAGGAATAACCATATCGAAACACCTCCAGTAGATCCAAAATTTGCCAGCAATTTCTTCTGGTTTGGGATAATCTTCTTCATTGAATAAACCGTCTTTTTCCAATTCATGTTTTGCTTCATCAATGTGCTGTGCATACTGTTCTACAAAAGGCTTTACCTTTTCTTGTAACTCTTTGCTGAATTCCTTGAGTTTTTTATTGGCTTCTTCAGCAATTTCCAGGGCAATGAAGTTAATGCCTTTGATTGGAAATGGATTGGATATATCCCAAATATAGTTTCTTGCTGCTGTGATAATTGAATTGATTTCCGTTAAGTGATCCCTATTGATCAGGATCTTATTGGCACGTACCCATTCACCTTCAGCTTTTTTAGAGATTTGTTTGGTTACTTCTTTATCCAATCTTTTTCTTGCTTGCCATGAATGAGTTTCAAAATGCAGCAATGTACCCAATTCAAATATGTTACACTCATTTGCTGCTCCCTTTGCGATCTTATAAGGTGTTTGTCCTTCTTTTAATTGCGCTAAATTTTTCATAATTCATTTCTCCTTTCGTTTATTAGAATGTTAGTTTACGTTTAAGAATCTTAATCTTTTCTTTAAGTTTAAGATCAGGTTCTGGTTTTGGGATTTTAAAGACTTCTTCATTGAATTTGTTTTCAAGTTCTGTAACATAATCAAGGTATTCTTTATCAGTTGTATTTCCAATAAATCTAATTGTTATTTTTTTGAAATCTGCTGTCATACTTTTGCAATAAACATTAATTAAATTTGGATGAACATCTTTAAAATAAAGATAAATGGGTTTGTTTGTAATAAACATTTCCTTTCTTAATTGTTCATATTGTTCTGTACTTGTATAATGTACTTCAAGAACAATATCTAAATGAGGATTCGGAGATACAGAAATCCAATTACTTGTTTCAATTTCTGCTGTTACTCCATCCAATACAATTCGATTGCCATTGTGGGGTATTAAAAGTATGACAGTATAGTAATTCATTTTAATTGGTTTTAGATTATGTAAGCCATCTAATGACATTATCCACAGAAATTTTTATGTACTGTTCTGGTTTGATTCTTTTGATAGAATACTGGTTTGAATTCTGGCCCAAGTCCTTTTCCTAATGCGTTTTTAACGTGATTGACAACATCGTTCTGGACACATTCTTCACCAATGAATCCATCGGTTTCAAAATGGATCTTGCCTTGTTCATCAACTTCTATAATAATTTGTTTTTGCATAAGACACCTCCTTTTTAAACGTTAATTACAAGTCTGCGCTTTTGCCCCAATTGAGTTTTGACCACTGATTCACGACACAATCTGCCTTTTGACATTGCTGCTTGAGTGGCTTTTTCCATTGTATAGTGTTGAATGAAATCAATTGCCTTTTCTCCACCCATTTTATTTTTAAGTTTACTATCAAAGAAATCCCAAAGTAATGAATATGCACCTTTTGAGGTTTTAGATTTGATTACACCCACTTCATAATTGATTCCAGGGAATTTAATTTTGTGTTCACATTTGCCAAGATCGGATACAGCAATACCTTCCGGTAAAGGGTAATCTCCTACATTTCTGCCAAACCATTTATAGGTTTTTTCATTAAGCATCAATTGACCACCTAATCGTTTTGCGGTATTTGCCAGGGTTTTAAGATCGTCTACTTCTAATTCAATTACTTCGTTATGACTCATAATTTACTCCTTTCTTTTTTTAATTATGCTTCTCCAATTGTCTTACCAATAACTCCATCATTTGATTCAAGTCGATTGGCTAAATCACGCATGAATTTAATCATATCTTTACGATCAGCATTACTAACATAATCTCCTGCTGTATCTGATCCAAATTCAAACATGAATAAAGCAAATCCAACTTCTTTACCATAGATATTGGTTAATGATTGTTTAATTGCACTTGCCAATAGATCTAATGTTTTATTTCTTTCATTCATTTTATTTAAGCTTTAATTTACGGGGTTTAATTTTTACTGCTTCTTTTTTGGTATTAGCCCATCGATACATCTTTGCCAATTCCCTTGTACGCTCAAATTTTTTAGATTCATGTTTTGAAAGAATTGGAATGTTATCAATACATTCATCAATTG